TTCGTGGTTTTTTTTTGGGGTGCTATTCCGCCCGCCTTGGCAGCCTCCATTCCCTGCGCAACCCGTTTTCGGTGCAGGGCGTCGAGACCACCCCGAGGGCCACGCGGGCCCTCTGCATCATCTGTGTGTGGATGCCCCGGGCCTCCGCCTCCGCCATGATCGCGTCGGAGCGCATCGGACCCTGCGACAGGAGCTCGCGGAGCAATGCCTGCGCCCGGTCGCCCTTGCTCTGCCAGGTCGCCACCTCGGGCTCCGTGGATAGCCACCACGCGACGGCGGCGCGGATCATAGGGGATATCGGCACGCCGAGTTCCGCCGACAGAGCGTTGATCGCCTGCCTGTCGGCCTGCGGGATGCTGAGCCGCTCTGGGATAGTGCGCTCATCTGTGTCCTCGACCGCCGGGTGCCCGGCCTGCTGCCAGCATTGGATCGCCATGAGCACGAGGTGTGACTTCGGCGTCCCGGTCTCGGCGGTGAGCGTCGCCAGTGCCTCCACCTGACTTATGGACAGCCAGGTGCCTACGTCTGTCGCCCGCTGTGCTACGGGCTTGGTGCGTCCGTCCATGTCGGCCTCCTGTGCGTTGTGGAGTATCGGCTGCCAGCATACTCCCCAGCGCGCCGCGCGTCAACTACTACATGCACGGATTGCGCTTGCAAAGCTCCGTGATGTAGTCCTCGGGATCCGGGATGGGCTGCCCCGTGCCCTCGGGCCCGACTACGGTCAGACCACCGGTGGGCAGTGGGTGCGCCTCTGCGTACCTGCGCAGGGCCTCCAGGTCGGCTGCGAGCGAGCGGCGGAATCGCCGTAGCGGCCCATTACGTGGCCTGTACGCCACGTTCGGTCTGGTGTTCAGAAGCCGTAGTTGAAGTGCTCGCCCTTGATCTTCTCGGCGTCCTCACTGTCCTCGTCCTCGTCCTCGGCGTCCTCACTGTCCTCGTCCTCACTGTCCTCGTCCTCCAGTATCGCTCGTGCGATCTCCCGGAAGTTGATCTCACCGCGGTCCGGCATCAAGTCCTGCAGCATCAGGTTAGGTGCCTGTTCGAAGTGATCGGAGACGATGTCGTCGAACCACTCGACCAGCATCTCGCCGAGCTCGTCCACGGCCACCTCGGTCTCCCCGCGGTGCCGGCGCTTGGCATCCCTCGCCCGCTCCTCCCAATACTCATATGTGCCCTGCTCGTTCGAGATGTGCAGGTTAACCGCCCAGGTGGACCTGTTCTCCCAGCCGTTGTATGCCATCGCTCTCGTCGCCATGCTTCTCGCCTCTCTCTGTCCTCATCAGTACCGGAGTAACCGGCAGACCGGGTTGCCCCGGTTTCGGACTTGAGGTCTTGTGCAGCCGGGTTCGCCCGCTGCGCCTCCTGGTCTGTTCGGCTGTGCCACCTCTCGGAGAGGATTTACGCCAGGTCGCCTGCTTGTGAAGGATCTCGTTGTTGGGCGTTTTGTTTGGTTGACTACACTTAATTATATATCGAAATACCTCCTGTGTCAATGGATTACGCGAAAAAAGTTCTATCCGTTCCAAGTTTTTTCGCGACACGGAGGGTGGAGGGAAGCGATGGGCGGGAGGGGTCGGGCGAGCATGTACGGAAAGGTATGCCGAGGTGATCGGATGCGAGTAGCTATCTACACCCGCGTATCATCCGACGAGCAGGCCCGCGACGGCGTCTCACTGGCGATGCAGGAGGCCGCCTGCCGCGAGCTCTGCGCGCGGCTCTACCCGGATGCCGTGCTCCGCGTTTACTGCGACGACGGATACTCGGCGGAGACCCTCCTCCGTCCGGCGCTGCAGGAGATGCTGGATAGCCTCGCCGAGGCCGACGTGCTGGTGATCTGGCGGCAGGATCGGCTCCTGCGCCACCCGCGGCACCTGGAGGGCATGATGGGGATGTGCGCCACGGCCGGGGTGCGCATCGTGAGCACCCAGGGGGAGGTGGCCTGGGGCAATGCGTCGGAGCGGGCGTTCACGCGCGTCCGAGCGGTTTTCTCGGGACTCGAGGTGGAGCAGATGTCGGAGAGGATCTCCGCCGCCCTCGACCACATCGCCCACGAAGGGCGCCACCCGGGGGGCTGCTTGTACGGGTATCGGCGGGAAGGCGGGGCGCTGGTGGTCGTGGCAGACCAGGCGGCGATCGTGCGCGAGGTCTACGAGCGGTATGCGGCCGGGGAGAGCCTCGCGGGGATAGCCCTCTCACTCACGGAGCGGGAGGTGCCGAGGCGGCGCGGGGGCACCAACTGGGGGAACACGGCTGTCGACAGGATGCTCGCGAACCCCACCTACTGCGGGCGCGTGCCGTGGAAGGGCGACGTGGCCAGGGACGAGTCAGGGTCGCCGGTCCTCGGCACACACGAGCCCCTCGTGCCCGTGGAGCTCTGGGAGCGCGTCTTACGTCGTATCCGGCCTCAATCGCAGCACCACACCACCTCCACGTCTGGCGCTGGCCCCTCGGTCGCGTTGCGGACCGCCGCCGTCAACCGCAGACAGAGCGCCTCGCGGTCGACGCCCTCTGGGACCTTGACCGTGATGCGTCCGAACACGCTACGGTCCCCGGACGGGACGCCGGGCGTGCCCATCGTGGTTGGATACCACCAGCGGGCGGACCACGGAGCATCGGGCAACACCTCGGCGACGACGGCCTCGATGGTGCCGGGCACGCGATGGAGGTTGCTGTCCGGGCTGCATTGCTCGAGGGTGCGGCGTGCGTCGGCGAAGGTCCATCGGGTCATGGCTCTTGTCTCCGGTGGTGGTGGCGTTGCGAGTCTGCGCACGCCGTAGGCCTGCTCGATGGCGCAGCGCGGGTCGACGCGCAAGGCGTAGTAGGAGAAGGCGAGATGCTCCATCGGGCTGTGCATCACGTGGCCTCCAGTGGGAGATGCTGGGCTTGCTTGCGGCGGGCCTGCTGCTTGGCATGCTCCGTCCGGGCCTCTGCGATGGCACAATACTCGGCCTCGCGCTCGCACAGTACCCAGTGCATCCCGCAGGCGATGGCAGCCACGCCAGTTGTGCCGGAGCCGCCGAACGGGTCGAGCACCACGCCTCCGCGCGGGCAGGCGAGGGTGCACAAGAAGGCGAAGAGGGTGAGGGGCTTCGTGGTCGGGTGATGGTTGCGGGATGGGGCGCCGTTGCGCTCGCGGCCCGCCCTGTCATCCTGTTTGGTGACGGCGCCGCCAGACAGAGTTCGCGCGTCTCTCTCATCCAGCCCCTCACACCCCGCGTTCTTCTCGCTCCTGCTCGGCTTGGGCACCCGGAGCACTCCTGCACTGAGCGCCGCATCCAGCCACTCGGGCGACAGTCCGCGGGCTTGCGCCCATGCTTCCAGGTCCCCGTACTTGCTGTCATCCCCCAGGGCGCGGGAGGAGACGAGGAGGTTGGACGGGTAGCGGCCCTGTGCGTGCGATGAAGACCGCGATGTGTTGAGGGTCCCGTCTACGCTGCCGCGCAACGACGTGCCCGGTCCGCTATTGCACTCTCCGCCGGTCCACTTATCCTCCGTCGGCACCCGGCACTCCCCCACATTGACTGCCCCGACGCCCCACTTGAGCACGTTGGCCCTCGCGGGTCCCGGCTCCGCGGGCTTGGTGACCCAGAGGATCTGCTCGGCGGAGGGCTTGAGCGGCACCGAGCCACTGTGCCATCCATCCCACTCGACGGCCTCGGGCGTGGAGGGGGAGGTGATGATGCGACCCGATGTGTCCCGTCCGAACGTCTCGCTCTCATACTCCTTGCGACACGAAGCATACTTGACCCATTCTGGGCCAAGTGACGGATGCACGTACTCCCCCACCTTCTGCCTCACCCCAGGCGCGTCGCCGAAGCGTGCCTGCAGGGCGGTGAGGAGGATACCTCCTTGTGAGTGCCTCTCAGTGCTAGCGACAGGATCATGTAGGCCAGCCCGGCTCTTTGAGTAGATGACGTTCCCGGGTGCCCCGACTTGCGTTGGAGCTTCACCATTCACCGCCGCGCTCGCAGCCTTGCGCACGTCGGCTGAGTCCCAACCCATCAGGGCCTGCCGGGTATCGGTCTCGCCTAGTGGCACCTCGCGAAGCCACGCGAGAAACGCGGCCTTGTCGAACCCTTTGCCCACGTCCGTTGACTTAGGGAATCCGTTGAAGTACACCCAGCTCAGGCTCGCGTGCTGAATGTCGAAGCCGACCTCACGCAGGTCCGTCAGCAAGCCCAATATGGTGTCCTGCCTGCTGCCTGCACAGACGAAGCACGAGGCGCCGGGCTTGAGCACGCGGAGGACCTCGGCCCAGATGGCGCGGGCGGGTATGTCCTGGTCCCACTCGCGGGCCATGAAGGCGATCCCGTAGGGAGGATCAGTCGCGCACAGGTCCACCGAGCAGTCCGGCAACTCCCGCAGCACCTCCAGACAGTCCCCGCAGGTCACGCGATCCACCCAACGGCTCAGGTCTGGCGTCACTCGGCGGCCTCCTTGTCGGCTCTGTCTGCTGCTGGCTCCGGCTCCTGTCCCGGCATGAAGTACAGCGGCCCGCCCTGCGCAAGTTCCTTGGCGAGGGTAGGGTGGGTCACTCGGCGGCCTCCTGGGCGAGGGTTGGGTGGTGCTTGCGGAGGGCCTCAGCTATGCGCCGCTCGGCGATGGCGACGTACTCCGGGTTCAGCTCAATGCCGATGTAGTGGCGGCCGGTCTCGACGCAGGCTACCTCCGCAGAACCGAGGCCGCTGCAGGGCACCACAACGGTGTCGCCCTCGTTGCTGCTGGCCTGGATGATCCGACGCATGATCTCCAGTGGCTTCTGCGCCACATGCGCAGTCTGCCCGTTGACCCTCACGCGCTCTGACCCGGCGCAGATTGGCACGGTCCACACGTCGGTCACGCCCTGCTGCGGGTTGAATGTGTAGCGGAGGTCCTCGTACTCTCGGCGGAGGTCCTCGTACTCTCGGCGGAGGTCCTCGTACTCTCGGCGGAGGTCCTCCCAGGGCCGCACGAGGTACGGACCGGAGCCGTTGCCGCGAGAGTTGAAGAGGGCGCGGAGCCATTGGTAGTTCTCTGCTGTCGGGATTGTCCACTGCGAGTTGCCGAACCAGTGGCCCGCCATCCCAGTGACGGTGCGGCTGCCCGTGACCTGCTGGAATGCCTCCGCCACTTCTCGCACCGACACCCCCGCCCGCTCTCGCTCAGCGTTCAGGTATGCCCTAAGAGGGTTGTCATCGATGGGCGTCCCGTCGCATCCGACGCCATGTGCCTGTGTCACCTCGCGCCACGCCATGTCGCTGATGTCAACTGTCTCGCGAGCGTATAGTAGGCAGTCCTCGTAGTGCTCTGGCAGCCATGACCGAAAGCGTGCCTGGTCGAACTTCTTGAGATACAGGGACTCGCGACGAAGAACGATGTGATTGACGAAGCGCCACCCAGGCCCTGCCGCGTCCAGGTCCATCTTCAGCGCCGCGAGGCTCTCAAACGTGCCGAACACGTACAGGCTGCAGTTGTCCCTGAGCACGCGCGACAGTTGCTCCCAGAGCGGGCGGTACCAGTCGCGAAAGGCGTACCATGAGTCGAACTTGTCCCAGTCGGCCTTGCGCATGTTGTAGGGACCGTCAACGATGGCGAGTGCAGCGCACCCATCCGGCATCCCCCGCAGCACCTCAAGCGCGTCCCCGCACACCACGCGGTCGGTCCACTTGCTCAGGTCGGTCAATGTGTGCCCTCCTCGTCGGCTCTGTCGGCGTTGCTCAGCCCCGCCGCCTTAAGCGCCTGTTCCAGCGCGACTCCGTCACCGACGCCTGCCAGTGCATCGAGTGCCTGGTCTATGGTCTGCTCTGCCAGCATGCCGAGCACCGCCTGCAATGCATCGCGCAGGCAGGCGAGGTGGAGGACGCGGGTGGTCCCGTCCGGCAGCGTGACCGTCATGCCCTGGTGGACGGTGAGGTTGCAGCGGGTGCAGGTCACCACAGCTTCACCCCGTAGCGCACGTACCCCAGCACCTCACGCTGCCCGCCGTCCGTGGGCTGCGTGAGCGTAGCACCGATGCGCCACCCGTCGTCTGTGTCCCAGCGTTGCAGCGAGACACTGGCGCCGATGGCCTCGTCTCCGGC